CTGGGCAACAATCCGGAACGAATGTTTCTGCCGCTGGACTAACAAAGCTCCAGTCGGGCAATTCGAAACAGTACTCGTCGCCGCACTCAGCGCATGTGTACCATCTCTTAAGCCCAGGCGTTGTCATGATAGAAATCACGTCGTCGCCTGACAGAATTATCTCGCCCCAGCCATCCCTCCTCCAAGCTGCGATGAAGTAGGAGATGGGTGTAGGTGTGGTTGAATAGTAATACCCGCGGGACTTGCATGCGGGGCGCTCGCCAAAATCGGTCATAGCGTCTTTGAAGGATGACGAATTTACTACGAAGTAGCTAGGTGTTGTCATCTGAAAGCTGGTCTCCGTTGACTTGCGGAGATCTAGAGTTTAATGTCATGGAGGCCTCACACGACATTTCTCAGGGTCGCTACTCCCATACGAAGTGCCGTCACACCTGCGCGACGACACGGCCGGGTGCACTCTGCGTTTAACGGGCTTGTGACCGTCACTAAAAGTGGCCGCATTACACCCAAAAGGATGTACGAGTGCACCAGTGGGCTTCTTAAGCCCGAGCTCCGTCTAATTTAAAGACCGGAGTAAACATCTCATGGTTGACGACACAAGGCAAACTAGGAACTGATTCTATCATTCTTTCATATTGGTCGACCAACTCTCGAGACACGCCATAGACATTTTCAAACCACTCAAACGCTTCCTCATGTAACTCGCACTTTTCCGAAACATGCAGGTGATAGTCATGCACCTGGCCCGGCTCCGCTCTGGACCCTTTGGTCAATTCCAGAGTTCGGGAAACGAGTTTACGTAGGATAGGTATGTGATTGTAGTCATTTTGGCGCCCCAACGCATCACCTCGCAACAACTCCTTCAGTTGTGATGGTTTGACGTTGGCTTGAACTTGGGCATAGTATCCGAACTTGGCCACAACGCGGCCAATGTGTGGCCCGTGTAAGTACACTGTGGTTCCAAATCGAGACTTTGCCGGCATTGTCCTGCCGCTTAGAAAAGACACCTTTGCCCACTTGTCCTCACCTTCGAAGACCTTCTGTTTGCAGACCAGGCCAAGGCGTTCAAATTCCTTAGCAGTGAGGGCATCCTTTGCAGCAACGGTAGCCCCGATGACGTTGTCATCACCAAGGGCACCCATTTGAGCCTGTTTCATGGCTTCAGCCAAGCTGCCAAACTTGTTCTTAAGAATGAACCAAGTGGCAAGAATTTGTAACAACGTATTACCGCAAGACGTCTGAAAATCGCCGCTAGCTCGCGTTCCATCTACCATAAATGTGATTCCAAATGGCGCAGTTGAGTATATTTTAATTGAATCTCGCAAAAATTGCAAGACGCGCTTGGGAAATCCAAAATGTTTGAAGATGGCGATTTCGATCTCCATCATTTTGCGATGGAGAGACGAATCGTACTTGCTGAAATCGTGTTCCAACAGGCATGGGAATTGATCATGTAGCTCTCGGATGAAGGTGCC